ACTAGCATTTAATTCATCTGCTTCGGTTACTAAATCTTTTAAAGCAACCGGATTATATGATTCAAGTTTTGTCGTAATATTTATTAATTCATTTCGCGTATTATTAAGATGCTCTTTTTTATGAAACAATGAATGTTCAATAGTTTGAATTTGATCTACAATTTTTTCTCTCGATTCTTTTAACCCATTAATATCTGAGATTTCTGAATCTATATGTTTTAATTCAGCAGTTAAATTAACTATAATTTCAGTTAAATCGTTTACCATACTAACATGGCCATCGCGCGACTCTTTCATTACATCTAGCGGTTTTGATATTTGCGCAATTTGCCGTTCGCATTCTGCTAACTCATAACTATAGTCTTGACGTTTATATTCTTTAATAATAGAAGATGTTTCTCGAATATCTTCGGCTGCAATCTGATACTGTTTTTCAAATACGTCAATATCTAGAAATTGCGTTAATAATTCTTTACGTTCTCGTTGTGACTTATCAATAAATCCGGTGTTATTATTTTGCAGAGAAAGTGCTGTTAAAACAAAATCTTCATACGAGCCTAAATATTGACGTATAATTTTATTAGTACTATCACGTTGGTCGCCGTTTAACATTTCAACGTTCCCGTTCTCATCTTCATGCCAAAAATCTACATCGACTTTAACGTGGCCATTTTTATTTTGCTTACCGGTACGTTCTACGTAATAAAGTTTACCATCTAAATCAAAACCAAACTTACATTTAAACGATGACTTTTTATTGTTAAGTACATGCACTGCTTTACTTGTACGGCTGCATTTATCAAAACAACAAAATGCCAGTGCATCTAATAATGTAGATTTGCCGCTAGCATTAGGAGCAAACAAACCATTCACGCCCTGTACATTTCCAAAATCAATTGAATTATTTTCACCGTAACTAAACATGTTAGAAAACTCAAATGTTTTTGGTGACCAGATAACATTACGAGTTAATTCTGAGTCAGGTAATTTAGAATGTACTGTACGATTGATATGACGTACAACGTCAAGTGTTTCATCATCTAGTGCCAATTCATTGTACAAGAATTCAGAAATAACTTTATTTTGCCACTCCGGGTCTCGTACATCTCCAAAATTAATTTTTTGATTCGTATGGCCCGAATTAATAGCATTAACTTTTTGAATAGCTATTTCTTGTACGGAATATTGCTTCCGGATTTCTGCAACTATCGACTTTAGATCTGCAGAATCCGTATCTTCTACTTTTAATCGTAGTCTAGGTTTCTTTGGTACTTTATCAGAAGGGTTTGTTATTTTGCCGTTAACTACATTAAATGTATAATATCCAAACTGATTTTCAATTTCTATAAATTTAGCTTGTCGCGTTTCTATATCCCATACCAATATACCATGTTCTAAACCTTCACCATGATTTTGTTGAATCAACGAACCTGCGTATGCAACAGTTTTTTCATCATTCAGATATTGAGGCTTATGAATATCTCCCAATAACGCTAGATCATGGCCATCAAAAATATTTGTAGTAACGTGGTCATTGCTGAGTACAAATCCGGCATCAGTCGTTGCATTGTTAACAGCACCATGATGTAATGCAATTTTATAATCGCCTTCAAAATCGCTGGCTTTAATAAAATCAGCTGGCTTATCAAAGACTGACATTACGTTAAAGTGTATACCGGATATCAAGTATACACCGTTATCTTTAAGATAATGTAAGTTAGGATGATTTAAGGCTGTGACAATAGGTGTTAATGCATCTAATCGATTAGAGTTATTCAGATTACAGTCGTGATTACCTGTAATTAATAGAGTAGGTGCTATATCAGCTAGTCGTTTAAAGAAAGTTGATACTTGAAATACTAACTCTGGTGACATATCTGTCTTAGCATGTACTATATCGCCGGCGAGATAAATAACTGAATTTGGTGTCTTTGTCTTTTTAATGTATGCATACAGTTTTTTAAATACCTGTTCGTATTCTTTATGCCTCTTGACATTACGTACATGCACATCCGCCACGTGGTATATACGATCAATTTTTTCTATTCCAATGTTTACAGTGCGCATAATATCTTCTCTTCCATTAAACGATCGGCCGTTAAAGGACATGTCTCGTTAATAATATTTGTAATTTTTTCAAATCCTACATCACTAGGATCTTTATCAGTTAAATCAACAAAATACACGTTAATGCCATTAGCAATAAAATATTCAGCTGCTTCTAGCGCTTGTTTACGTGCATCTTGGTCTAAACAGATATAAATGTCTTGGACGCCTTTTTCTACAATTCGGCGCTTCAAAGTATTTGATATTGTTTTACCAAATAATGGTATTGCATTACGACGTATTGCAATTGCATCAAATGCGCCTTCAACTAATACAATAGGCATATTCCAATTGATATGCAATTCAAATCCTACTATATCTTTAGATGCCGGCGGATTCTTATGTTTGTATTTATCATCCATGTAATATGCACGTGATACAAAATAGTTTAAACTACCGTTATCATCAAAACTAGGTATAATTACTTTGCCTCCGTACAAACCATTTTCACAGTAACCAATTCGATACTTAAGAATATCTCGAATTGTAATGCCACGCGATTTCAAATAATGTACTGCATTACGGAACTCAGGTGATATGTTATCAACTTTCCATAATGGTTTGAATTCATCTGGCAATGAAAGTACTGGCGTATCTGTTGTTGTCTTTGATGGACGAAAAGCAACATCATCCAATAAAGTTGCTAGTTTAGCTATCTTTTCGCGTGGTGCATTTAGCTTACGAAAAAGAACGGATAGTTTACGGCCGGAGGCATTACATACCCAGCAGTGCCAATGTTGCGAAATAATATTTACTTCAAGCTTCTTTTTATGATGATGACAAAATGGACAGTGATATGCAATGTCATCTTCCGAAGTATGTTTGCCAGAACCTAGCAAAGAATTAAGTAAAGTAACTAACGAGTATTTGCTCATTTAATAATATTAAGTAATAGCATTGATCATCTCAATACTATCGAACATCAATGTTTCATTCAAAATAATTTTCATGAAAAATTAATTATATGTAATTTATTAAAAAAATCTCAAAAGCTCAAGCCTTATACCAACTTTCTGGAATATTTTTTTCGGCCCATTTTATATTGTTCTTATCGCAAAAATCTGCATATGTTGTTTTAGAACCTTTACGGATTTTAGTTTTAGATGATTGAAATACGATTCTTATATCTAACTCTGGATGTTGTTCTTTTACCAACAAATGTTTTTTACGGTCTTCTAGCGTCCATCGGCCTTTAGCCTCGACTAATATACCATTAGGTAGTCGAAAATCGACTGTATATTTATGATGAGTGGCTGGTTTTATATAAGGTATTACTGTATCCTCATATCCGAACTCTACTAAATTTTCTGTTAAATTATCAGCAACTTTCAATTCAAAGCCGCTCCTATAACCTTTTTTTAGTGCATTGCGACGCACTTTGGATTTTGATCTCCAAGCCATAACCTTTTCCTTTTGTATAAATATTAATAGTCCCAGCGTACAATGAAGTTCATATCAACATCATCACGCTTTTGTACTGGCGATGCTAACTTTCCTACTGCTAACATTTCGCCATTATCATTATATAAACCAATTGTTGTTATATAAGGATATACTGATCCACTCACAAACATCGGCTTTCGTAACTCACCCGGTGTTAGTTTAGAATTTGCAACTGAATCCGTGTTGCATGCATTATCCTCGCCTGTCGAAGGTCTATATGTCGCAGATGGATTCATTGAAACATTTAATTGATCAGCTGGTACGCGTACCAATACTTCGTTTTCATAAATTGTATGCTGACCTTTATATGTCATTGACCAAGTATTACCAAAGAATCCAGATCCTGAATTATATCTTGGCAACGGTGTAGAAACTACAGCATGGCCGTTGCGATAAAATACATTACCTACGACATTAGTTTGTAAACACGATGCTGATAAGAAATGCCGATTAGCTAATGATTGAATATTAGCATTCGATACTGCATAATCATATAATCTCATTTCAGCCAATCCATATATTGTACTCTGCCCACCCCATGGGTCAGCCTCTGGATTTTCTGCACCTATCATAATATCAGCTGATGTTGCTGTATTATTATTAGGCAATGAGCTTGAATATGCAGAAGCTACAGTGTCAATAAATAACTCACATATACTAGCACTATTACGTATGCACATATGATGCCATTGTCCATCATTTGCAAAACTACCGCTAATTACCGAAGTCTGTGTTCCGTCGGATGCAATGTAAATCAAACGTTTCTGGGATTCTGCAATTTCATGTTTAATATATAATGCAATCGGCGTACGTGTTTTCCAAAATTCCGGTCGTTGAAAATATAAATTTGATTCATTAGTACCTGTAATATTTAAATCACGATAATCAAACGTTCCGTTATCAGTAATGTATCGCTCTCGAGTCACGCCGTGTTTATTGATTATAAAAGATAATAAATTTGAATCACTGACACCGACACGATCGCGATGCCAAAATGATAATGTCCAATCATCACATCGTTGCAATTTATTAAACAAATCATTATGTGGTATACGTATATATGTATTATCTGGAAATTCTGCAGCATA